ATGACGGGATGATACCGATGCCCGCCATTTTCTGCGTGTCGAAAGCCAAGGTGCTGTTATTAAAACTGATGGTTCTCGTCGTGGTGTTTGAAATCTGCGTGACGTTTTCAAGGGAGTACGCTGGAAGTACTTCGATGGTCCCTAAATTGAGCTGATAGCACGCGACGTTCCCCACGACGTCGATTTTATTGAGGTTCGTGTCATCGATGACCACGTTCGACCCCACGCATAGGTCCGCCGTTGGATTGGTGTTCGAGACCCCCACGTTGCCAGAGGTCACGAATGAATTGTCGGTATTCGTGAATTCAATGGTATACGGCGTCGTGTTCCCAATGGCCGTGATACCCTCCAAGGTTTGTGTGATGTTCGACAACAAGCCACCATCGCCATAGTACACCTCCGCCGTCACGTTTCCTGAGACCAGGGCGTTGGAAGAGACAATGATGCCCGTGTCGTCGTTTGTAAATCTAATGGTCTGGTCCGTGGACCCCCCGAACTCGGTCACGGATTGCAAATCGGTCACCAACCCCGTGAGTGAGGCACCGTCACCCACGAACGACCCCGTGACGTAGATGTTGCCGTACACCACGAGGTTTGCCTGTGCACTGGTCAACATGTCCACTTGGTCGTCGCCCCCCTGGTCGTTTGTGTATCCTAAAAGCACGTTCGAACCATCCTCACTGAACACGAGTGCTACGTTACTCGCACCACCTTTACGAGTCATCAAAATACCGACATTTGAATAGGAAGAGTTATTCGAGGCCAACTTAGTGATGTTATCCTTGACCTCGAGTGACTTTACCGAGAGATTGCCGTTGTCAATCTTGACATCCCCGGCAAAACTCTGAATGTTTGTCGTCATTTACCTTAATATGCGAAATTTTTAACGATGGTTACACCCTCTTTTATCGCCACGAGCTTTGCGTCTGTGCCTGAGGATATGTATTCCACGGCGATGTCGTAGTCATAGTCTTGATTGGGGTCTTCAGGTTGTATCGTGACTTCAGTCGTGGTCGTCGTCACGGACGTACTCCATGGGTACGAGGTGTCGCCAAACTTATTCAGCGTCCCCACCTTGATGTTTTTAGTCGGGGTAGCATTTCTGTGCCCACCTTGAAGTTCCAGCACCAAGGTGTTCACGTCCTCGTCACCATTGAGAAGTTGTGCGACCACGCGTGCGTAGAAGACGTTCGATGTGAACTCCAACCCCAACACCGACGTCGAACTCAGCGACCCGGTGTGTGCGTAAAATCTAGTGTTATTCACCGCGAGACCATTGCTCACGTGTGCGACGTTATTCACCACGATGTTCGACGTAAACGTAGGGTCGAGGTAGGTCGCCCGCGTGTTTTCCAAATCCGTGATGTCATCGATAGCCGTGTCGAGGCGTGCCACGTTGCTGTACAGATTGTCCCACAGGTCCACCACGTTGGTTTCGAGAACGCCGATGCGCGCCACGTTATCCCCATGGTCCGTCGTGAGTGTGGCCACGTCGGTCTCAAGAACGCCAATGCGCGCCACGTTATCCTGGTGGTCCGTCGTCAGTGTCGCCACGTCGGTCTCGAGAACGCCAATGCGCGCCACGTTATCCTGATGGTCCGTGGTGAGTGTGGCCACGTCGGTTTCGAGAACGCCAATGCGTACCACGTTATCCTGGTGGTCCGTCGTGAGTGTGGCCACGTCGGTTTCGAGAACGCCAATGCGTGCCACGTTATCCACGTGGTCCGTCGTGAGTGTGGCCACGTCGGTTTCGAGAACGCCAATGCGCGCCACGTTATCCCCATGGTCCGTCGTCAGTGTCGCCACGTCGGTTTCGAGAACGCTGATGCGTACCACGTTATCCTCGTGGTCCGTCGTGAGTGTGGCCACGTCGGTTTCAAGAATGCCGATGCGTACCACATTATCCGTGAGGTCCGTCGTGAGTGTAGTCACGTCGGTTTCGAGAACGCCGATGCGTACCACGTTATCCTGATGGTCCGTCGTGAGTGTGGCCACGTCGGTTTCAAGAACACCAATGCGTGCCACATTATCCACGTGGTCCGTCGTGAGTGTGGACACATCGGTCTCGAGAACGCCAATGCGTGCCACATTATCCACGTGGTCCGTCGTGAGTGTGGCCACATCGGTTTCGAGAATGCCAATGCGCGCCACGTTATCCTGATGGTCCGTCGTGAGTGTCGCCACATCGGTTTCGAGAACGCCAATGCGTGCCACGTTATCCTCGTGGTCCGTCGTGAGTGTGGCCACATCGGTTTCGAGAACGCCAATGCGTGCCACGTTATCCGTGAGGTCCGTCGTGAGTGTCGCCACGTCGGTTTCGAGAACGCCAATGCGCGCTACGTTATCCTGATGGTCCGTCGTGAGTGTGGCCACGTCGGTTTCGAGAACGCTGATGCGCGCCGCGTTATCCGTGAGGTCTGTCTTGAGGGCCACCCCAGTGAGTTTGGTACCATCACCATAGTACTCAAGGGCGGTCACGTTCGACGCCGCGTAGATGTTCCCAGATGCCTTGAGACTCCATGTTCCCGTATTGGTAAAGCTCACCTCGTTCGTGGTCGTGGCACCGGTGTCGGTCACTTGTTGAAGGGTTTGAAGTTTTGTCAACAAATTCGTCGGCGCAATCTTGTGTAGAGTGTTTATATTATCACTGCCATCGGTGTACACGTACGAAGGGGTCTCTGTAATAACGTTTGCGTTTGGAATCGCATTCGTACGACCGACACCAGTCACGGACACGATACCATTGTTCGGGTGTGATTTGACTATGATACCTATGTTTTGAATGAGATCAGGGACACCGTTCGTCTCGCCATGAGGGGCAACGTTCGAGAGTCCACCAGGTGTTGTGTTACTCACGTATACCGTCTCACCTGTGATAAAGTTTGGCAGTTCAATGCCATCGGCGCGACCAAATGTCACGACGAGACCCTGGCCATTTATTGCTAAATCTTGATACAACACACCGATTGCTGGCATTTTACTAGGGTCACGGGCATCGGCTTTTTGGACGTTGAAAATGTCGTTCCCAGTCGTTCCAGTCGCGTAGACCACGTCACCCTTACTCAGCGCGACTTCTGCTTTGGCTTGTAGAAACGTGTGATTCTGTTTTTGATTTGTCCAATTCGAGCCATCGTAGACGAGCATGTCTTCAATTACAGTGTCCGTCAACACCACGTTGGCCAACTGGTCGAGCTTAATCCCAACATTCGACGTGAGGTCTGTTGTTAACGCAGTATGCGTGTTTAACAGCGACACGACTTGCGTCGTCGTGTTCCCTAAGTTGGTCACTCTTTGGAGCGTGACGTTGGAGAGGAAACCACCATCACCCCAATACGCAGCTGCATTGGAGTCACCTCGAACGTCCAAAGTGTAACTCGGCAGCGTAGTGCCAAGACCCACGCGACTCGTGTTCACGTCCACGAAAAAATCATCAGTTGCGACATCGACATTGCTGTGGACAGAGAGCGCCGCCACGTTGGCGTCCCCGCGCACGTCGAGGGCAACCCCGGGGGTTGTCGTGTTCACCCCTACTCTATCTTCAGACGCATCCACGTAAAGGGTATCCGTGTCCACCGCGAGCGTGGTGTTCACGTCTAAGCTACCATAGACGTGCACGGCGAGGTCATTGCCCGAGTCCGGTGTGAGGTCCGACCCCGATGGGTCACTGAGGGTGTAACCAATCATGAATTCACTCTCGTCCCCTCTGAAACCAATACCCACGTTTGACGTCGGACGAGTCATGATGAACCCCATGTCCAAGGTATCACTCGTGTTATTATTTGCCAATTCCACCAAGGCGTCATTGATGATGGTATTCGTCGTATGTAAAAATGTCGTGCTTCCCTGTACGAAGAGGTTCCCGGACACGTTGACGTCCCCACCCACGCTCAACACACTCGGGTCGCCTTGTGTGAACGTCAGATGGTCGTGGTCGACGAGGAAACTCGCCGCACCCACGTAAGGCACGCGTCCCGCGGTTAACGTCGTCACGGCGAGCGCACTCGTGGTGACATTCGAGGACACGGTAATGTTAGATGTGAAGAGAGGGTCTACGATGTTTGATTTAAGTGCGATGTAATCATTCAAGATTTGTACGTTACTTGTGATGTATGTTCGCGCGGTTTCCAAATTTGAGGCGATGTATTGTTCCGCCACTAACAAATTCGATGCGATGTTTTGATTGAGGACGTCCACGTTGGATGCCACGATGTCATTCGTGTACACTTTTGCAGTCGTGAGGTTTGAGGCAATGTTTTGATTGAGAATGTCCACATTGGATGTGATGTACGTCCTCGCGGTCTCCAGGTTTGAGGCAATGTTTTGATTCAAGATGTCCACGTTGGACGTGATGTACGTCCTCGCGGTTTCCAGGTTCGACGCGATGTTTTGATTCAGAATGTCCACGTTGGATGCCACGGTGTCATTCGTGTACACTTTTGCAGTCGTGAGGTTTGAGGCAATGGTTTGATTCAAGATGTCCACATTGGATGCCACGATGTCATTCGTGTACGCTTTTGCAGTCGTGAGGTTCGACGCAATGTTTTGATTGAGAATGTCCACATTGGATGTGATGTACGTCCTCGCGGTCTCCAAGTTTGAGGCAATGTTTTGATTCAAGATGTCCACGTTGGACGTGATGTACGTCCTCGTGGTTTCCAGGTTCGACGCGATGTTTTGATTCACGATGTCCACGTTGGATGTGATGTACGTCCTCGTGGTTTCCAGATTCGACGCGATGTTTTGATTCACGATGTCCACGTTGGATGCCACGATGTCATTCGTGTACACTTTTGCAGTCGTGAGGTTCGACGCAATGTTTTGATTCACGATGTCCACATTGGATGCCACGATGTCATTCGTGTACACTTTTGCAGTCGTGAGGTTCGATGCAATGTTTTGATTCAATATGTCCACATTGGATGTGATATACGTCCTCGCGGTCTCCAAGTTTGAGGCGATGTTTTGATTCAATATGTCCACATTGGATGCCACGATGTCATTCGTGTACACTTTTGCAGTCGCGAGGTTCGACGCAATGTTTTGATTCAAGATGTCCACGTTGGACGTGATGTACGTCCTCGCGGTCTCCAAGTTCGACGCGATGTTTTGATTCAAGATGTCCACATTGGATGTGATGTACGTCCTCGCGGTCTCCAAGTTTGAGGCAATGTTTTGATTCAAGATGTCCACGTTGGATGTGATGTAGGTCCTCGCGGTCTCCAAGTTCGACGCGATGTTTTGATTTAAGATGTCCACGTTGGACGTGATGTACGTCCTCGCGGTCTCTAAATTTGAGGCAATGTTTTGATTGAGGATGTCCACGTTGGATGTGATGTAGGTCCTCGTAGTTTCCAGATTCGACGCGATGTTTTGATTGAGGATGTCCACGTTAGATGCGACGATGTCATTCGTGTACACTTTTGCAGTCGTGAGGTTTGAAGCAATATTTTCATTCAAAATATTTACATTTGATGTGATGTATGTTCTCACAGTTTCCAAATTTGAGGCAATGTTTTGATTGACGATGTCCACATTGGATGTGATGTATGTTCTCACAGTTTCCAAATTTGATGCAATGTTATTATTCAATATGTTCACATTGGAAGTAATATAATCTCTGGTCGTGGAGAGATTTGATGCAATGTTTTGATTGAGGATGTCCACATTCGAGGTGACATATGTTCTCACAGTTTCCAAATTTGATGCAATGTTTTGATTCAGAATGTCTGCGTTGGACGTGATGTACGTCCTCGCAGTTTCTAAATTTGATGAAATGATATCATGTGTGACGTATGCATTTGAGATGCCCCCGAGAAATTCTCCATTTCCAAAATAGTATCCCTGGGTCACGATGTTCGCGACCGCGTTGATGCCTTCGGTCGTGTTCGTGAATTCAATCGTGTACGGCGTGGTGTTCCCGATGGCTGTGATGCCTTCGAGGGTCTGTGTGATGTTCGAAAGCAGACCACCGTCGCCGTAGTACACGTTCGCATAGACCATACCACTTTGAGTGATGTATGTGTTGCTGTTCACGTTAATGCTCTCATCTGCGTAGAGTGCGCCGTAGACGTGAACGTTCATCTGTCGCGTCGTGAGAGGCGTGATATCGAGACCCGACGCGTCGTCATTGGTGTACGCGAACATCAATTCATTCTCGTCGCCTCGATACACCATCGCGACGTTCGCTTCGGCTCTTTGCATGACCACACCAGAATCGAGAGTGGTCAATGTGTTGTTCGCGGCAATTTTAATCACCGCATCGTCCACGGCGAGGTTATCTACTTGTAAGAACGTGGTGTTCCCTCGCACTTCGAGATTCCCGCCGACGACCACGTCGGCCACGGTCGTGATTGTATTGGCTTCGAGGTCGCCGTAGACGTGAAAGTTGATTGGATTCGTGGGGTCGGGGGTGATGGACACGCCGTCGACACTGCTCGTGCTATGGGCGACGATGAATTCCGTCGCACTCGCGTGATAGCCAAACACGACGTTGGCGGGATTTTGCACGGCGATGATGATACCCGTGTCGGCGAGGCCATTGTTCCCTAAACCAATGATGGGGTCACGGATGAACAGGTTTTCCGAGTACAAATAGGACGTCGCGCCATGAACGATGAGATTTCCTTGAATCGTGGTGTTTCCCGTGATTCGATTCGATTCGCCATTGAGGGTTACGAATTCCGAATTAATATTTCCAGTGACTTGAACATCTCCACCCACGTGCAACTCATATTGGGGTTCGATGTTCACGCCTACGAAACCATCCGTCTTGATGGCGACGTCCCCGGTGAGATGAAGCGTGTTCGACGTCGTGTTTCCCATGTCAGAAATGTATTGCAGGGTTAGGTTGGATATGTTCGCCCCATCCCCTGTGATGATGCCTTCGAACACGGGGTCGACCTCAAGGGCGGCGATGCGTGCGCTGTTATCCACCAACTGGGCGGGCAGGACTTCGAGGGCGGAAATGCGCGCGCTATTTGCCGCGAGATTTGACACCGCATCGGTGAGGATGATGGCGTTGCTCAAGAGGTCGGTCTCCAACGTGCTCACTCGAATGCTATTTGAGAGTGCGTCGGCTTGCAGGGTCGCGATGTTTGCAAAATTGTTCGACGACGTCACTTGCAAGTTTGCGATGTTTGCGGTGTTCACGGAAATCCTGAAACTATTGTCTGCCAGGCGCGCGCTCAGAGTGGTGATTCTGTTGCTGTTATCCGCGAGATTGCTCTCGAGGTCGCTGATGCGCACGTACACGTTCTCTGCGAGATTACTTTCTAAATTTTGAATGCGAATCACGTTCGATGCGTGATAGGTGTACAGCGTGGAAATCCTCTGCGAATTGTTGAGGAGATTGTATTCGAGTGTACCGACTCGAACGGCGTTTGATGCTAAATTTAATTCTAAGTTCCCAACTCTAATACCGTTGGAGGACATTTGCGTTTCGAGATTGGACATTCGAATGGCATTGGACGCCGCATCGGTCTCTAAGATTTCGATGCGCGTGACGTTATCTTCGAGATGGGCCTTGTGTGCCACGCCCGTGAGGGTGCGTCCATCGCCAAAGTATGCGTTCGAGTAGACATCACCCACGACGTTCATCGTGATGAGATTCTCCGAGGTTTCGATGAATCTATCGGATGCCGTGTTGGACGTGTACGTCACCACGAATTCATCTCTATCTTCCATGTACACCACACCCACGTTTTCCGAGGGTCTGTTCAAAATCAGACCGAGGTCGTACGACAACGCATCGTTCACGTTATTCTGACCCAATTCAATGATTGGGTCCGTGATTGAAATGTTCTTGGACGAAATGAACGTGGTCTCGCCGTAGGCGACGAGGTTCCCGTCGATGACCACGTTACCCTTCGCATAGAAGACGTTGCCCGTGGTCCCAGTGTCGTCGACGTACACATTCCCACCCAAGCCCGTGAGAGTGCTAAACACGGCACCGCCTAATAACTGCACCACCTCTGTCGTGCTGTTCCCGGTTTCGGTCACGTACTGCAGACTTTTATCGATGCTCACAACCTGTGTGCTTACGATTTCATTCGTCTCGGTGTTATACGCCAAAACGTTGGTCGTAGACGTCGCGTCGTATCTCACGGGTGACACGAAAATCCCCGCGTGTGGAGCGTGTACTATGGTGTCCGAAGCGTTCACGATGATGGTGTTCCCAGCCTGAGTACTCGGTTGAATTTTACCAATGCGAACTTTCTCGCCGCGTTCCACGGTATTAAGGTTCTTCACCATTTGATATTACCTAGTATTTTAATTTGCATATCGAAGAGCACCGATACCATTTTGTATGGTGAAAATGTTATAGGAACATGCATAAATTTTATCGATGAGCGTCTGGCTCTCGGAATGTATTTTAAACGACGAGACGCGAGAGAAGTTCAGGGTCCCCGTAGGTTGCAACGACGCCGTGTTGTTCGCGAAGCTGTGCATGAACACATCGGGTGACGTCACCGAGAGCGTGTGGTAATACGCACTGACGTCTAAAAAGTGTGGTCTCGCCCACTTGAACGCGGACAAGTCCACGCCGTTGACGGAGAGTTTGATGCGGTTCGACGCCGTCGTGAGCGTGGTATCGGTCACGGCGTTCGCGCTGGCGATGAACTTCACGGGGTGATTGAAGGTTAACTCCTGTGTGAGTTCGTGCGACGCCTCGCTTTCTTGAATTTGATAGATGAGCATGTTGATTGTTTGTTCGGCGATTTGTTTGCGTTCGAGTTCACCCAGGAAATAATAATTACTGTGACACTCCCACGTGTAGTTTCCTGCGAGAGGACCCCAACGAATGCGCAGCTCGACGTCTTGGTAGCCGAGAGCACACACCGGGAGGGCGCTCTCCAGGGCTTCACAGAAGAAGAAGCGAAGGGGGTAGAACCACGACGTGCGACCACCTGGGCCGAGCGCACTCTTGGTGGTGTTTTTTGCCAACATATCCAGTGCGACGTTTTGAGAAAACAAGGAGCTCTGTGAGTCGATGACTTGACCACCCACGACTAAATCCACGCTTTTGATGAGTTGCGTCCAGTCGGAAATTTCAAGAGTCTGGGTGCCATCGTCCACGGTGAAAAAGGTGTAGCCCAACATGTCACCATTCTTCCCGAGCGTGATGGACGAATACGAATTCGAACGAACGGCTCCCTGAATGTACTGCTTTTCCACGGATTGTGCGAACGGCGTGTGTCGCTGATAGGTTGCCGAAAAATGACTCATTTCTGGTTCGCTCGAGATCCATTCATCTTGAGCGCCCAGGCACACGAGTTGAGTGATGCCCGCGGACATCGTACTTTACCTTACCTTGAGAAAAATTAAAGATTCGGTCGTCTGCACACGAAGCGGAGGACGAAAAAATTATTACCATCACTCGTTGATGAATTCTTGATGGTGGTCCCTAGTTGATTTAAAATGCGAACGGTCAACTTGTCGATTCGACGAATTGGGTCGATGTACTGCACTGCGATGGGGTAGTCATCTTTAAACGTGATGAGTTGATTCCCATCGGTGATGATGCTCGCGAAGGCGCTTCGCACGATCGAGATGTTCCCCTGTCCTGTGTGCACGTTCGACGTGCCGGGAATGGCGGCGCGGTCGTTGAAGTGCGTGTCCAATTCATCGATAGACAGGTACACGTGTTCGGTTTCTACGTTAGAGTGGATGTGCGCGCCCAAGAGTCGCACTTGCACGACGTTACGCAGTGGGTTTTGTAAGTGCGCGGTGAAGGTGTTGGCGCTGTCCTGACCCACGCTATCCAAGGTGATCGTGTGATACTCGTAGTCGAGGTCGGGAATCGTCGCGTTGGACGTGACCAGAGCCATCTCTTATATTAATGTACGTTTAGATAATTTCGTAGTCCGCTTGTTCGCGCACCAACTTTTCGGCGCCGCACAGACCACCCGGCTTGCGCATGGAGTAGGTGCTCTCGCCCTCCACACCAGAGCCCGCGACGCACTTCAAATCGTACGGAAGGTCGAACAAATTCTTTTCGTTCTTCGCCTTGATGACCAGGGGCATCGGCTCGTACGTACTGCGCACGCTCATCACGATGAAGATGAGGACGATGAGGATGGCGATGCTCGTCAGAGCGCGGCGGTTGGTCTTGTTGAGGTTAAACATTATATTGTATCTTGAGAAAATAAAGTGCGTTAAAGAATTCAATTACTTTTAAAGTAATACATTAGATGGACGGAGAAATCGTACTGGACCGAGGTGAAACTAATGTCATGAAACTCGATGACAGCGAACAGCGACTCATGGACGAGATTCAAATCTCGACCCCGCAACCGCGACGGGTGCCGAGACCCGGTCGCCCGCGCGTGGTGCAACAACAATACCACCAGGAAGAAATCGACGCGTTCGTGAATCCGAACAAGCAATCAGCCCCGCGCCCACCGCCTTCGCGGGCTGAGGAATACATGGACGACGAGGAGGTGGACTACGACGTCGACTACGACGAGGGTCCGCCTGAACCACAATACCAGCAGGAAAAGCCTTCTGAGGGATACGACTCCATCGATGCCGAAAAGTTGGACATCCTGAACAAGTTGGCGAGACTCGAACGTAAGGGGTTCAACGTGAACAAGCGTCTCAACGCGTACAGCCCCATCGAGGAGTTGCGCACCGAGTACAAGCGCGTGACGTACACCATCGACGTCGACCAGAGCATCAAGTTTTCTCGAAAGGCGCTCATGGCGACCATCACGGGTTTGGAATGGGCCAACAAAAAGTACAACCCCTTCGAACTTCAACTCGACGGCTGGTCTGAGAGCATCATGGAAAACTTGGACGACTACGATGGCGTGTTCGAGGAGTTGCACGTGAAATACGGACAGAAGATGCAGGTCGCACCGGAACTCAAACTCGTGATGATGGTGGGTGGTTCTGCGATGATGTTTCACCTCACGAACAGCATGTTCAAGGCGGCGATTCCAAACTTACAAGATGTCTTAAAGCAAAACCCTGGCTTGCAACAGAGCATGGTGAGCGCCGTGCAAAACGCGATACCGCGGAACGCGCCGCAACCGCCCCCGAATGGTGCGTACGAGATGCAAGGTCCGGGCATCGACATCAGCAGCCTCATGGGTAACATCATGATGCCCCCACCGCCGCCAATGAGCAGTAATGTCGAACCACCGCAAACGCTTCAGGAAGACGTCGAGGACGCGGATGACATCTCGGACATCGTCACTGCAGCGGAGGAGGAGGAGGACGAGGACATCAAGGAGGTGGATGTCCAGGAAAAAGCCGCACCGAAGCGTCGTGGACGAAAGAAGAAGACAGAAATAAATCTTTAGGTAATATAACACAGGAAGATGATGGCATTGAGTATGTGCCCCATTGAGGAAAGTGTGGTGACGCGCCCCACTCAAGAAAAGGTTAAAGTTCGAGTCCCAGAACGTGTTCCCATGATGGAGGAAACGGAATGCAATTACGTCATTCTTTTCTTCATCGTCGGAGTTGTTATTTTGGCACTTTTAGATGGCATGTGAAGTATAAACTCTCCCACGAGGATACATAACCCTCCTGGCAAAGTTGTTTAATAGGTGTACGATGCTTTCGTCGCGGTGTTTGCCTTGACGTTTAGAAGACGACCCCCCCTAGACGTTGTGAGTTCGATGAAAAAGTCATAGTAATACGCAGTCTGCGCAAGACCCCCCAGGGGTGTGACGTTGTAGGGTGTCATCTGAATCGTCGTCGGGGTCAACGTGACCACGTCACTCCAAGGATACGGATTCGTTCCCGAGAAGATGTTCTTCGTACCTATGGCGATTGCAATATCCGACGTCGTCGTGTTCGTGGTGTGCCCACCCTGGGCTTCCAAGACCATCGTGCTCAAGTACCGACCATCCGACGCATATCTCAGAATGGCGGTAATTTTCGCGTAAAACGCTCCATTTCCAAACGTGAGGATGATATTTTTCCCCTCGGTGTCGAGCACACTGAACGTAGAGCTGTACGTTTTTCGAGATACCTGGTCCGAGTTGATGATGGTCCCACCGTTGACGTGTAACGTCGTCTGAGGCGTGGAGATGTTAATACCCACGGCATCACCGAATTCGATGCGCCCACCAAAGGCGATGTCATCTTGCACCGTGAGTGAACCCTGCACGACCACGTTACCACCGGCGGGATACATGTACATGTCGTTGTCCAGCGAGTTCATGTAAATGTTCGACGTCCCACCGGATGTTTTAAATTCCATGAGAGCATTGGACGTACTGCTGTGCACTAAGATGTTACTATCGTACACGTGAATCGATGCGGCGGGTTTGGACGTGCCGACACCCACGCGACCGTCTTCGCCGACGTAGAGTCCGTCAACCTGTGTGCCGTTATTCAAGTATCCAAGCACCACGCTGTTCGACGCACCCTTCTGTGCTCTCAAGAACGCGCCGTAGCCACTGTCCGTGGTGACTTGTATGGCGGTGTACTTGGACGCGCTCGCACCCGCGGGTGACTGCACGTTCAAAAGAGTGACGTCGTCTTCGGTGTCGTCGTGGACGTGCAACGCATGCGTGGGCGTGATTGCACTCGAACCCGCGTTGATGAGGTTGGTGCCATCGTTCGAAAAGCGCACGCGTTCGAAATCCCCAGTCTCGCCGAAACGCACCGAAAGGTCACTCTGTTCGAGCGTCTTGAGCACGTTTTTACCAGAGGATGTCTCCGTGAGGACGTGCATCTTGCCCAAATCTAAAAAGCGATTGTCTATGATTTTAATGTTCCCTTCGACGTACAGACGCGTGTCCGCGGCGAGGTCGTCTTCCACGGAGTTGATGAGCACGCGACGCTCGCGTTCTACGCTCATGACGGGTTTCGAAAAATAGTTGATGGCTTCAATGTCGGCGGTATCAGACAATATATTATCAATGTCAGTGCTACTGATAGGAAGCTCGACTGGATTGTACACGTTAAACACATGTCTCGCCGCGATGTGTCGAATTTGGTCAGGACCCGTGGAAGCTGCGGCGTTGTCCGTCTTGAACAACACCAACTCCGTGCGACCTTCGGTGCCGTAGGCTTTTTCCTGAATGAATGACTGGTCACTGGTATCGGCACCCGCCGTGACACCTTTAAAAACAAGTTTATTACCTATGCCCACATCACCATCGACTTGAAGCTTGTACGACGGCGTGTCGACGTTGATGCCCACATTGCCGACGCTGTCGATGACCATGCGCGTGTTCTCGTTCAGGTCTCCGGCGTGATTTGCAATTTTATACTTTCCATTGTCCGAAAATGAACCACCAGACGACCACCCAGTGGTGGCTCCGGTGGATACCTTGTAACTCGTGAGGGCGTCGCTCGTGTCGTCATTGACTTCCATGCACACGATGGCATCCTGATTGGGGATGTCATTTGCGTTGTACACGAGAATACTATTTGTCTGTGGGTTCGCAGAGCCCGACGCGCGCACCTCCAACTTACTTTGGGGTGTGTGGGTCCCGATGCCCACGAGCCCGGACGAGAGAAAGGTCATGATGACGTTCGAGACGGCGTAGTCGTCGTTCGCTAAAGTCACGTCCATGCGCGTTTTTGACGTGCTCCCCTCGACGACGTGTTTACCAAGCGCGAGGGCGGCGCGAGCCCCGTAACTCGACAGAGCCGTCGAATCGCGGCACAATTGAATCACGGGTTGCATGCTATCCGGCGTGTTCGCTAAGATTGAATTCGTCACCGTGAGTGGACAACTTTCGTGATAAAAATTATTTCTCGCCGTGACTTGGCTATTGATGAAGACATTTCCAGTGACTTGCAGTCCCCGGGGTTGTGGCGTGGACGTCCCGATACCGACGCTTCCAGCTTCGAGTATGGTCATTTTAGGATTACCCATGGCTGCCGATGAGCTGACGTGAATGTTGAATGCTTTCCCCGACGGCACGCGACTTTGCAAATTTGTAAATCCGAGGGAGGGGTTCACCACCGAGCGGAGCGTGGTCTTGTCCGTTCCCCACACGTCGCCCACGTCGAACACGTTACTTCCCACGACCTGGACGCTGCCACCGATGGTGAGATTGGCCGACGGTGAGGTGTTCGCGATGCCGACCATGCCGCGTTCATTGATGACGACCCTGTCGGTATTTTTAGTTTTTAATCTAATATATTGCTTTGTCCTATCCGTGGCCCCGGACGACACCTCTATGCTACTCACGTTGGCGGAGACTGACCCAGACTTGAGTGTGAGGCTGTTATCCGACCCAAAGTCGTCGGCGTGCACGACGATGCCTCCCGTGGACTTGATGGTGGTGTCCGAGTTCGCGTCGACCCCACTCTTGCCACCCAAGCGCACGTCGCCGTTGACGTGCAAAGGTTCATCAGGGCTGTACACCCTGACACCTAATCTATTCTGCGTCATGATGTTGTGGCTCACCACGTTGCCGTGAAACACGGCCAGGTTCGCCCCGGTTTCATGCATGTGAATGTTTGACCCAATGCACAACGTGTGCGAGGGGTTCGTGTTCGCTATGCCTATGCGTTCAGTCGCAAAAAGTGTCGTGAACGCCGCGCGTCCGTTGACTTGGAAAATGTTCGACGCCGAATCATCCACCACCACGTTTGCACCCAAGTTAAAGCCATGTCCGAACGTCGCGCGGTCCATGTAGACGTTGCCCGTGACGTGAAGCACATTCGAGGCGGTGTCGTGCACCCAGAGGTTCGCACCGACGTCTAGATTGTGCACGGGATTAATGTTTGCCGCGCCAATGTTGTGATATGTGTACACGTTCCCATAGACGCGCACGTCCACGTTGGCATCTTCCAGAACGACGATGTTTTCGTCCGCCGGACCGGTGATGGTTCGCCCTATCTTCAATTCTTCGCCACCGATACCTGGGAAATAGCCAATGAACACATTCGAGGGGTCTTGGTGGAAAAGCACCGCGGTGTCGAACGTGCCCGTGTCGTTACCAGCACCCACTTCAAGAATGGCGTTGGTCACCGACAGGTTGTCCTGTCTCGCATAGATGGACGTATCCGTGATGTACACGTTTCCATTCACGTACAGGTTTCCAACGATGGTCATGTCCCCCGTGGTATCGACGTTCCCGATGATACCAAGCACTGGGTCGCCGACGTCATCGATGACGATGTTTGAGCCAAATTCTAAACCCTCTTGAATGGTAATCTTCGTCGCGACGATGTTCCCCGTGAGCGTCAAGTCACCTTCGGCAGATATGCCCTGAGAGACGATGATGTTCTCACATGACACGTTTCCTTCGACGTTGAAAAGGTCCTGACCCGCGTTGTCCACGAAAACTCTCTTCGTCGTGTCGTTCACCTGAAATGGAAAAATCGGTGCGGTCGTGTTCACCCCGAATTGCGTCGACACGAGCGCCTGTTCGAAGAGGGCTAATTTTCTCACACTGAGTGTCGTCGGTCCTTCTACATTCATCCACAGGTTTGAACCCAGGTCAAAGTTGTGCGTCGGATACAAGTTTGAAATACCAATGTTACTCGTGAAGACGTTGGACGCTTCCAAGTCACCCGTGAAAATGTTCTGCTCGACCTGTCCCGTGCTGTCCTCTGTGGGACGTTGGGGGTCCAAGCGAACGAGGGTGACTTGGTCGAATTTACCTCGACTCCCTAAGAACACCATATTCTACTTTAACTACCGAATAAAATTCCACCCATTCCATCTCTTATTCGAAGCACCTGATAGGACAACGCAACCACTTTCAGGTCCTGGTCACTCGGTCTCGCCGACCCTTTCTCCGTGCCTCGAAGGATGAGCTTCGCTGAGTCTAGTCTGGAAAAATTTGTCGTGCCGTTGGGGAAGTACTCTGAAGCGTTGAGGCCAAAGTGATAGACGAAGAATCTGGTGTAGTAGGGGTTTGAATTTTCATTCTGGAAACTTGAAGCACCGTACGTGGACTTCATGTAGTTTTGTACGGTGTGAAAATACGTCGGCGTCATTTTTTCGAGCAAAGGTTGGCCATTCAACTGGATGTCCGCGTTGAGGAAAGTGAACCTATCGGTCTGCTCGTCTTCGCTGAGAGCTTGGAATCCAAAAAATAAAGACTTCACTGGGTGATTTAACACCGAGAGGTCGATGACGTTGTACCCCCCCTCTTCGGTGCGATTGTCATTCACCGCGCTGAGTGATGTGTTGAAATGTTGCACCTGCGTGATGAGCAGGTCCATGGGTCGCTGAATCATCGCCTCTCTCTCCCTCGTGTCGAGATAGGTGTAATTCGCGTACACTTTCAACCGTCGCTGCGGCGCGGTGCGTCCATAGGCGGTGAAGTTTGCCGCCTTGAAGTTCACCTTGACCTCGACCTCGTGATAGGCCAGGGCACAGAGCGGGAGGAACGCGCGGTGGTCGCAGAAAAAGAAGTGGAACGGAAGAAAGTTTGTGTCGGTGTCTGAAATTTTATTATTAATCTGCGTGCTCTTCGTGTACGTGTCCGCCAAATAAATGGTCCATATGTCAGAGAGGTACTCAAACGGCTGGCTGTCCACCTTTTGCCCACCCACGTACAGGTCGATGGTGGATTCAAAAAACACGTTCGCCGCCACGTGACCCTCGACCCAGAGACCGTTGATGATGTCCCCATCCGAGGGAATCTTAAAATTCCACGTGTTCTCGTCGAGGGTGGCGATGTGTTTCGGCGCTTGCGAAAAATTCGTGTGCCTCGTGTACTTCATTCGGAAATAGGACACGTCACTCTCGTCGTTGGAGATGTACACGTCCTGTGCACCCTTACTCACGAGAGAAATCAATGCCCCAGACATCGTTATACTATAAATAAACATTTTCCCTGTGGGAATTCTGGGCGCTCGTCTTCGCACTTGCCATGAATTTTAAATCCCCCGGCTTTGTAGACTTTGAGGCGTTTGTACCACATCGCCGTCAACATGCTCCACTGGTCGCTGATGTCGTAGATGTGCGGATTGTTCTTCTTTCCCTTGGTCTCTCGCATGATACGTCCGATGCTCTGTTGTATGTCCGACTTTGGGGTGGCGAGAATCACGGTGTCGAGCGTGGGGATGTCTAACCCCTCGTGGGCTTGTGAAAACGTCGCGAAGATGATTTTCTTCGTCGAGGATTCCTGCAAGTCTTTCTCCTTCATGCCCCCCATGTACAGACCCGAATTTTTGGGAAAACACTGGTGGAGCATCTCGCAGTGTTGCCTACGGTCGCTCAGAACGAGGAGTTGTCTCGTGCCCACCGACGCTCTTTTGATGAGCTCTACTAGCATCCTATTCCTATCGCGAGATTCCACGAGTTCGGTGATCATGTTCACGAGGGACACTTTACCAAATCTCGTACACGGTGGGGGGTTTTTAAACAATCCATGGTCGTACCTGACGGGGAACACCTCCACCTGGGCCTGGTTTTTACGCTCGACGGCGAAAAATGTTGGACCCATGAACCAATGGAGCACCTTCGTGAGCCCATCCTTTCGCTCCGGGGTTGCCGAGAGACCGAACACGTGTTTAGGACACATGCGGAACAGGCTCTGTGAAAACACTTTGGCACAGATGTGATGGGCCTCGTCGACGATGAGTGTGCCTATGGTGTCAAAGTCGGTGTAATCGTATTCCTTGAGCGACAGGGATTGGAGCATGGCGATGACAAAGTCCGCGTCCGTCTCTTTTTTGTTCTGCTGCACCACACCTATGGTCGCCCCTGGACAGAATTGTCGTATGCGCTCTTTCCACTGGTCCGCGAGAAACTGCTTGTGCACGACAATCATGGTTCTGTATCCCAGTTTACACGCTATGGCCAAGGCCACGGTGGTCTTGCCATAGCCGCACGGAAGCGACAGAACTCCGTGACCTGCTTTGAGAGCTGCAGCAAGTGCGGCGTTCTGATGCGTGGTGTCTCGGAGGGTTCCCGCGAATGTGATTCCCGTTCGAACCGGTTCGGGGCGGCGGTCCTCTCGGGGAGCTCCAAACTTATCAACTCCGTAGAATCTTGGAACGCACACTCCATTCTTAGCTTTTCGATAAACTTTAAAAGGTGGAGGGGGAAATCCAAAGTCTCCATTGACCTCGGGTCTTACCGTCAACTCTTTTTTTATTTCAGAGAGTGGACCATCTTTCACGATGTACCCACTTCTCGTCAACATCACTCATAAATTAAAGAGACATAACTTTAATTTATTAATGACCAGTAGTCTCGAGGGACTTTATCTAGTGGTGCGGAGGTTAGATTTTAGGGCATACTTTGTTTTTCCATCGTGAGTCAGGACCACCACGGGGTTACGCGGCGACGTCGCCATTTGCACGTTTGAAAGTCGGCTCCATTGATTGCGCGTGAACGAGTAGAAGTTGCCATTCGTTGACCTGGCGCGAATGCGTTGCGGAGACGCGGGTGGGGTTTCGAAGTTTCCCATCGGAATTCGTGTCCCACCTGGACTGGTGACTATGGGTGGTGGCACTCTCGCATTAGGGGGAGGTGAATTTTCTCGCACATAGTTGATGGCACGCTGTGGCGCCACCGTACCCTGTATGCGCATGCCTTGAAGGGCATCGCTGATGGTTTGAATCGCCGCGTTCACCTGGGTTTGTGTCGGATTTTTCCTTTTAATGAATTCTCTAGACACGAGTTCTAGCAGAAAACCTATAGTTTGTCTATTTAATAACATTTGTTGCTGTGCCATTTGCACGTAAAACGTGAGTACACCACCGATAGCCGTTGCCACTAATTTTTTGTCTTGAATTCTCTTGTAGAGTTCACTGAGCGAGGGGCGCACGACGTCCATGAGTTCATCCGAAAATCGACCAATGCGCACCGCGAGGTACACGAACGTGAGGATTAGGACTGCAGTGTCCATGAGTCGACCAAAAGCCGACGCACGGGCGGGACCATACGTCGCCAGCATGCGTTCGCGAATTTCTAAATACGGCACTTGAACCTTTGTGAAATATTTTTGCAACTCAAACAATGCAATCTTAAACGCGTAGTTTACGGGACCACGAGCCGAGGTGGACGGGCGCATGTAGGGAAGACTTCGAATCGCATTCCCAAGAAGGCGGTCACTGCCCACGAGACGCGTCAAGCCGAACACGAGCACAGCCATGGCGTCGTTGCCGTACCCCCCGCGAATCAGTTTGGCGACGATACCCGCCGCGTTGTTCGCGACCTCGGCGACAGCTTGTATGTCACGCCTGTTCATGCCCTGCACGCGCTGCATGACATTGATATTGTTATTTTTTCGTGATGCACTCTTCGCATTCCTTATCACTCGCTCCTTCTCATTCTGCGTGCGCGCGTTTACGAACTTGTTCCTGTAGTTTTTCTTTTGCTCAGGAGTCAGGTTCAAATTGTTGAAGTTGTTTTCCGTGTTTGACACCATACTACTAGGTGTCAATATTTTTAATTTTCCACGAGTGTCCGGTATAATTTCCCGCGGTCCACGCGCCAGTGTATTCAATCTCGACCTGGACCACGTCACCCATGACCAATTCCTGTATGGGTTTGTTCCCTGTCACTGCACACGTCACGCGCCGGTACCGGAAAGGCACTTTCACAACGAGCGTGTCGTTGAAAAAATCCTCGTACAGGTAGGCATCTTTGGCAAGTTTGTAGGCATTCATGGCCTCCATGTGTGTGATGTATTGGGCCACTTCAGGGGGGACACGAATGCGTAGGTACTTTTTATCGTTGTGTTCGTACATGGGTTGATGAATGATTCCACGAAATCTATGCATTCCTTTTAATTATTAACACGACAAAAACTATAAGTAATAAAATCAAAAAACTAGACAAACGAAATGGTTGAAGCGGGGTGCGCGTGCCGTACGTTTCGTGACTGAAACGACGCGCGACTTCCACCGCGGCTTCGAGGGAGGCGTACGGCGTCGCCCGTTCGGACATCATGCCACACAAGGCCACGCGAGGACATCGACCATAGAACGGAAGCTGTCCCTCTAAACTCAACGTCCCCGAACTTTGATGGAATTGCCAACGCTCGCCATCCCACGTCGAGCCCCATCCAACGCGTGGTTCAGTCTCGGGCGCGGGCACGCCCAGTTGTTCGAGGACACCCGTTTTAAGAGTCTCTGGATTCGTCGTCAGGATGTCCTCCGTGAGGTTGCATATCACACACGACAGGGTCTTGCCATCGGATAACACCCGTGGTTGAAGCTTCCACGGCGTGTTCACGGCGATTTCGAGGTCATCCTTGAGTGCGGGGGCACCCGTGGGGTAGTCCATGAGGATATTGATGCACCCATAGGTCGTGTCTCTAAGTTGTCTCTGGGCATCGGGACCCCAGTTATCACCCACGAGCTCAATGGCGGGGCTGTGGTCCACGCACAGGACGAGGAGGTCATCCGTGAGACGCGAATCATCGGAGAACGTGGCCACGTAGCCATCGTCGCTCATTTCAAGGTGTTTTAATTCCTTGTTGAACACGAAACGCACGCCCGCGGCTTCGAGCGCTTCCTGCATGCGGTCACCCATGACTTTTCCCGAAACCTTTTGCGTCCACTGCCTGGAAAATGTGACGTGATTGAAACTCTCTAACATTTCGTACGAACTCATCACGTCCCACGTGACGCCATCGATGATGAGGGGCAGGTGCTCCATGAACTTTTCCCCTGTGGGTGACATGCGACCCTTGAGAACGTCCTTAAGCGTGCGGTCCCGTCTCGCCACGAACGGGAGGGTGAGGAGTGCCAAGTAATCTTTGAACTTGAACGTTTTAAACATGTACGGGAACACGTCGTCAGCGTGTCTCTCGAAAAGGTCCGTCCACGGAATGCCCATCTCTTTCATGAGATTACGCGCATTCACCCACGCGTTGTCGAAGAGAATGCGATGGGCGTGGAGGTCGCGCTTGGAGAGGTCGGGTTCCCACCACGACCCCCCGGCGGATGGTTTGCGTTCGTATATGGTCACGTCCTGACCCGCGTGTCGAAGTTCCCACGCCAAGGCCATGCCAGTGGGTCCGGCACCGATGATGTGTACCATGTTACTATTTAATTATAATTTTTTTTTATTACAAACACCAACATGGAGAATCTTCTTCGGCATCTGATAAAAGTGGTTCAACGAGGGAATTTTCAAAACGTTTCATTCGCGACCGAATAGCACCTTTTGTTCTACCATGTTTTTCGCACATCTCATTCAAGGACATACCACTCCTCATTTCATCACGAAGTCGGTCATCTTCTTCAATCGTCCACGACTCATACGCATTTGACGAACATTCTGCAACGAAATGTCCAACTTCGCCACACCTAAAACACCGATCGTGATGTCCGCGAAGCATTTGTGTCAATGTTTTCTGTTCTTCGCGCGTTAAATTTATTCTAGAAAATGAACCACCTCGCACATGTTCTATTCCATATAATTCCATGTACTTAAGTGTGACCTTGTCTTCGTCATATGCGTCGACATTTTCAATGGTTTCAACTAATCGTACAGGCTTATATTTTTGGGTCCAGGAAGAACCTGTACCATCAAAGTGTGATTTTACACGCCCCTGTATATCACTGGTTCTACCAACGTAATAATTACCATATTGTAATTCTAGAACGTAAATGTACATTGTATAATCAAAACAATGAACCTCGACGTCTGGGGGTTAATTATAAATTTTTTCACGAAACATGAAATAAAAAAGACCCAAGAAAAGTGTCACGAATGTTTGTGTATCTACAAACTTTTTACCAGAGACGAGAATAAACATGTTCAGCAGTGCGTGCATGGGGAGGGTCTTCTCTGGACCCCACCGGCTGTAGTACGCCAAAGTGGCTGCCAATGACACGGCGAGGGCATTCATGAATGACGAGAGCGATGGTCTGTACAGAAACCATGCGGTGTACAGTAGGGCTACGTAGCTTATGAACACACCGCGCGTCAGGAATTGGCGTGGACTCTTAACAATGTCCAGGGATTCGCCTCTGACCAGTTTCGCAATCCAGTGAGGTCCGAGGATGAGATAGGAAAAGTACAGCGCAATGAACACTTGCCACATTATTTTATAGCGCATATTATAATAATGGCTGGTGAGGATTCATCAATAATCATAGTCATCATGATGGTTTGTTTTTGTTCAGTCGTCATGGCGGGTGGTTTTGGATACACATGCACAGGTGGCTCTTTTGATTTGGATGCTTTTGACATGGACAAGTGTTTAGAGTGGCCAAAGAAGCCCGACTCCACCTCCAACACCACCCCCACCTCCACCACCACCCCCGCCACTAACCCAAATGATTACCCACCAGCAGATGAATATGCTTTCTGTAAAGGGCAATTTTATAATGACATAACGACGACGTGT